CAATGCCGATGTATGTCCGAACTCACATACTTCAAGTATTCTGTTATGTTTTAATTAAAAACTATTATCCAAAATAAGGAAAGTTGATAACTTTTAGGGGTCTATTTGGGGTCTTACTTATCAACTTGCCCAGTTTCTATTTATAGGTTTTAATAAGAGTATAAGGTATCGTTTCCTGTTCTTGTGGTGGAAATGGCTGGGAATTATAACTCATCCTTCTTAGCAAGGGAGCTACCTGAGGTGTTTGCCATGTTCTGCTACAAACACAATTTTGTTCTTGTCTTTCGTGCATTCTTAGGCAAGAGCAGCACATTCCACCTCAGGAACATGAAGAGAACAAAGAAATTACAACCACGAGAAAAAGAAATCCAGAGCGTTCTATTAGAATATCTTGCGTTGGTAGGTATCAAAGCATGGAGGCAGAATAGTGGTGCTTTCAAATCAGAGAGCGGTCATTTTTACAGGTTCAGTAGCATAAAAGGTCAATCTGATATTATAGGGTTATTGCCGAGCGGGAAGTTCCTCGCAGTGGAAGTGAAGCGTCCTGGGAAACTTCCATCACCTGACCAAATAAATTTTATAAATATGGTAAGAGGTAGCCAAGGAGTAGCTATTGTTGCTCATTCGTTGGAAGAATTAATGTTTGAGTTAAAACCTTATCTAAATGGATAACGAAGAATACTTACTTGCACTGTCGGATATGTTCAAAGAAGCAACCAGAAGCATGGAAATGCTCAACGACTTAATCGGTGCAATAACTGCCCAACTGGATAGAATAAGCAGAACCAATAACTCTTTCATAACTGAACCAGAACGCAGAGCCAAGACAAGAGGAGAGTTAAGGAAAATCTTTTATAACTAAATTGTATGGAGCAAATTGTAGAAGGGCACATACCTAATTTTATTTAACATTTTATTTTATAAGTGTGCATGCCTCCCTGGTGCAATTCCAGGTTGCTCCACAGAACAATAGATTAACAATATAATAACATTGTAGGGCACTGTATCCAGTTGTTTTAAACAATTATGTCGTTCAAACCAGGACAATCAGGAAATCTCAATGGCAGACCCAAAGGAGCAAAGAACGCTGCCACTCTTGACAAAGAAGCTCGCCGAGTTGTATTTGATGCTGAGGTATCTAAGACATTCTTGAACCAAATTAAAAAGGCAAGACCTGAATATCTGTTAGACCAATTCATTGGGAAAGCTGCTGAAACAATTAAACATGAGGGATTAGAATTCTTATTCGAAGATGCCGACAAAAAAACTTAATTGGAAGTCGTGGTGGGCTTCATGGTCTAACTTTGAATATGAGAAGGGTGGCATCACCTACAGAAAGCAAAAGGATGCTGAAGAAGCTGTAGGTAAATACAACTATGTCTTTTATGGTGGAGCAGCTGGGCCTGGCAAGTCATATTTCTTACGCAAATATCCAATCAAGTTCCTTATAGAAACATGGCACAGGACAGGTATCAGAGGCATAAAAGCTGGATTGTTCTGTGAAGATTATCCTGCTTTACATGACAGGCATTTGACCAGAATACCCTACGAGTTCCCAGATTGGCTCGGAACATATAAAGGTTCACATCATGAATTTGTTTTACATGATAACTTCGGTGGTGGTGTAATAGCATTTAGAAACTTAGATGACCCTTCAAAATACTTGTCGAGTGAGTTTGCTCTTATAGAGGTAGATGAACTTACAAAGAATCCGAAAGAAACATTTGACTTCTTGAGGTTGCGTTTACGATGGCCTGGAATAGAACATCCAAAGTTCATAGGAGCATCTAATCCTGGAGGGATAGGCCATGACTGGGTAAAGCAGTTATGGATAGCCAGAAACTTCCCACCAGAAGAACAGCAATCCAATCAGTTTTATTTTGTAAAAGCTCTTCCATCAGACAATGCTAACCTGCCCTCAACATACTGGGATACACTGGGTTCTTTGCCAGAGAAGCTCCGTAAGGCATACAGAGATGGCAACTGGGATGTCTTTGAGGGTCAATACTTCTCTGAGTGGGACAAGGAACAGCATGTAGTCAGACCCTTTGAGATACCTGCTACATGGAAACGCTTTCGTGCTTATGACCATGGCAGGGAAGCTCCAGCCTGTTGCTCTTGGTATGCTCTTGACTACGATGGCAGAGTTTATAAATATCGTGAACTTTACAAACGAGGTTTGGATGTTGACCAGATAGCTCAAGAGATAAATAGGTTGTCAGTTGGAGAAACTTACGACTACTCTGTAGCTGACCCATCAATCTTTGCGAACATAGGCTACACAGACAAGTATGGAGGTCAAACTATTGCTGAAACATTTGCTCGGTATGGAATTATATTCATGCCAGCATCCAACAGACGAGTGGATGGGTGGGTGCTCATGCACCAGTATCTCCGATGGACTGAATATGCCAAGCCGAAACTGATATATTTCTCAACCTGTTTAGATTCAATCAGAACAATTCCCTCTCTAATCCACGATGAGCACAGACCAGAGGATGTGGATACGCAGGGTGAAGACCATGCTGGAGATGCTGACAGATATTTCTTGATGAGCTTACATGAAAGAGCATCAACCAAACCACTCAGTGAAGTAGAACGCAAACTGAAGGAGAATAAGGATAGAGAAGAGAGGTTGCCATACCAGCTTTATAACCAATAAAGTTATCAACTTTACATATTTTGACAATTAGTAAATAATGGAAGTAGAGATTGAATCTCTGGGTGTCATACGGCTAAAACCTTTTGGAAGCCGTGTCAAGTAGAAATACTTGGCCTGGCACCCAAAGGGTTTTATTTTATCTCTGGGGCCTAAGTTGTATGCTACTTAATCTCTCCTTAAACGGAGTTCGGCAAATAAAAGATAGTCCACAAGTATACCTATCATACTTCATACCTATGCTGAGCCATGTCATCTGACTGCCTCTGAGTAAGACAAGATTCTTACGGTAGGGCTCCCAGATATGGACAGACAGGGGAAGGGATAGGGGGTGTATCCAGTGATGGGGGAGGGGGGGNGTATCTCTTTATGGCAAAATACGATTATCTCAAAACTGATTATTGGAAAGCGTTTAGAAAAGAAATAAGGAGAAAACGGAAATCTTGCGAAATTTGCGGAAGTGATAGAAAACTAAATGTTCACCATAGACACTATAAAACAGTAGGGAAAGAAACGGAAGAAGATGTGTATTTGCTGTGTGAGTATCATCATTGTCGACTTCACAAAATAGCCAGTAAAAAACACATATCATTTGACCGAGCGTTTGAATCTGTAAAATACAAGTTTGTAAAATACAGGCCGAAAAAAGAGAGAATCAGAACCTCAGCAGATTTAGAAGCCCGATTAAAGCGTAAAGAAGAAAATTCCCATAGAAAAGCAAACAAGCGGTTAAAGAAAGAATTAATAGAACGAATGAATACAATCTCGGGAAGAAGACAAATACGAAAAGAGAAAAGATTAGCAAGAATAAGGTTCATACAACTAAGAGAGAAAAGATTAAAAATGTGGAATGCCCCCTGACACTTTAGAAGAAGAATTTGAACATGGAAAACTTATCAACTTGTCTATTACACAAATAAGGTTTTTAATTAAAGTAGTTTAATAATTGGGTTTAAATATCGAGTAAGCACTGTGGCTGAACACTCCTCTCAAGTGGGAGAAGGCACTGGCATTGAGAACAGAGGGCAATCGCTTGAGTTCTCGGAGGTCAGGTTCACTAAGCAAAACTCCAAATTGCATCAATTACAATTCGGGTTAGCTTGAATCGCTGTGGTGTTGCAGGTAAGGCCTTAAACCAGTCATCCTGCCAATGCTTGAATGTATTTTGCATCTATGTGGTCGAACTATAAAAACTAATCAAGTTTAATAATAAAATGTCAGAAGATTTACAAGATGTTCAGCCAGAAGTTGCTGGCGAACCAGTTGAAGAAGCAGTTGTCCCAGAGGCAGAAGTTCCAGCTGAAGAAGCTCCAGTAGAAGAAGTTGTATAAAAGGAGAACGCTAACTCCTCTCGTTATTGCCTGAAGCTCCGAAAAAGATATTCAACGAAACAGAAGATTTAAACAAGAAACAACTTGTTGATTTTAAGTTTGTCAAACAAAGAATATCTGAACTCAAAGATTCCAGAGAAAGCCAGTATGATAGTGTCGAGAAGATATGGGCTGATGCTGATAGGGACTATGTTCCTCACCGACTACGAGGCAAAGGAAAGAAAACTCTTGTAACAGATGAGGATAAGGGCTGGAGAGGTGTGTTAGTCAACCTCGGTGAGACCAACTGGCAGTCAGATATTTCACAACCGAACCCGTATGTAAAGATACAGATAGCTCTGGCTACCTTGGTTGACCAGAACCCTGATGGTGTCTTTACAGCTGGTTCTAAGAAGTTCCAAGCTACGAATGAGTTGATGCGTCAGCTCTATAAGAGGTCTTGGGAAACAGCGAAAAGCAAACAGCAGCTCAAACTTTTTATATTCAACTTAGCCAAGTATGGTTGGGCATGTGCCAGAACATATCCTCTAAGAATCACTCGCAAGGTCAGTAATCTTGTGGAGTTCAACCAAGAAGAACCTGACAAATCTAAATACGAGAGCAAGGAAGTCGTGGAGTTTAATGATATATTCCGTGAGAACCTTGACCCCTGGAATGTGTGGATAGATGATATGGCTCGACCGAATAACCTGTTCTCCGTTCGAGATTGGACTTGGCGTAAGGTCTATTCAATGGATGCTTTCAAGGAAGAGTTCGGGGCATGGAAACTGGCTGATAAAGTTGAAGCAGGTGGTGTAACCACTGACAGATTAGCAACCAAGAGCAACACTCAACAGAAAGAGTTCAAGGAAAAGGACTTGGTTGAGGTATATTTCTATGAGAACCGCCTCAAGGACTTGTTTGCAGTTATAGCCAACGGAGTTCCAGTGGTGCTGACACCTCTGCCTATATCCGACTCAAAAGGGTTAAAGAAGCTCTCACTCTGGCAGGCATATTGGAATTTGAGGGATACAAGTTCTATTTATGGTATCGGTATCTACGAAGCAATGCGTCATGACCAGAACTTGATAGACAGGATAAGGAATATGACAATAGACCAGCTAACATTGTCAATTTACAAGATGTTCTTCTATCAGGGGACACAGAGCTTGACTGAAACTGGAGATATAAAAATTACTCCAGGAGCAGGTAAGCAAGTATTAGACCCGAAGAATATCAACTGGCTTAACATTCCAGGCCCAGGAGCTGAAGCATGGCAAGGATTAGAGATTTTTAAAAAGGACTTAGATGAGGCATCTGGCATTGGCGACCCTCTACTCGGAAACATCACAGGCAAGACAGCTTTCGAGATAGCACAGGCCAAGGAGGCAGCCCTCAAACGCTTAAAGAACCCACTGGAAAACATAACAGATGCTCTGGATACAGAAGCATATATCACAGTGGCATTAGCTCAACTGCTCTATTCTATCCCAGAGGTCTATGAAATAGCTGACCAAACTCTGATTGAGGACTACCTGAAGGAAGTTGACTCTGACCCACAACTTTATGAAAGAGATGTCCAAACGAATGAGAAAACAGGTGAAACTTCTGATGTCTTCCGGGCCAAGGTATTCCCTGAATTCCCACTCAACTTAGACAAAGATGAACAGGGCAACCTGATTGAGACAAACGAAACAAGATTCTTCAGGGTTAAACCTGGCTCACTGCTCTGGGAGGGTATTATAAACATCAAGTCCCAATCAGTTCTTACACCATCTAAGCAGATAGATAAGGCATTGGATTTAGAGATGTTTAATATGCTTATTCCGCTAATTGCTCCGAGGCCTGACCCGCTAAGTGGTCAAGACATCGGCCCAGCTGTTTATGGCAAGGTAGCTAAAGCACTGGTTAAACTCTATGACAAAGACCCCAGAGATATATTGCCTGATAACTGGATACAGGAACAACAGGAAGCTCCTCAACCACAACAGCCTCTGTTTATTCCAGCTGGTGGACAAGCTCCTGGAGCAGCCCAACCTGGTGGAGAGTTCCCGGAAGCTCAAGCACCACAAGCTGAAACATTAGTGAGTGCGACACAACCAGCACAGCAACCACAAGGATTAGCTCAAAGGATTATGGGTAGGTTATCAGCTCCGTTCCGATGAACAAGATTGAGAGAGCACAGATAAGAGCGATAACCCAGAGTCCGAGCTGGATAACATTTGAGAAGTTCGCCGAGTTAGTAATCCAAAAGATAAGAAGTAATTCGGTGATTAAGGAAACGAATGACCAAACAATACAGGAGCTTTTTCTACAAGAAGGTAAGGTTAGAGGAATACAGGAGTTCTTTCAGGAGTTAATCCAACTGAATAGCAGTGAAGATTAAAACGACTTGATGGCTAAAAATAACGGCTTAAAACCTTGACTTTTGGTGAAGCACACAAACGATGAGGCATAAACACCACCACAACCCTATGTCACCACTTGAAACTAAAATACAACTAACGAAAATAGCTCTGGCATTGGCCTTTGGAGGATACTTCCTCTGGTGGTCGTTAGAGGTATTAAAAGCACTATTTTAACCCAACACGAAAAATTCAGAATAATTGACCTTAACGAACTCCAGACGAATATGTTCTGGGAGGTTAATTGGGATGAAAAGGATGAGGCTACCAACAAGTGTAAGGTTGTCAAAATGACACTCCCTGATGGCACTACACACTTTGTGTCAATCAAGATTCTGATGGAAATTCTGTTCGCTTGTGGTAAACCAGAAGACCAGCAAAAGATGATACCGCAGACAATGGAAACCATCCACCACTATAAAACCGTCCTTGGGATTAAGGCGAAGCAAGACATCCATAAAGGCGAAATGATAAACTTCCCTGTAGAGCTGAGTGTTCCCTGTAGTGTTTTGAACCAAGATGTTATAGGTAGTGTTCCGAAAGGAGCTAAGGTAATGGATAAAAGAGGTGGTCTTTGGAGGCATTAAAGTTATCAACTTGTCTTATTTTTAAAAAAGGAAAACAATTAAATCAATACAAACTATGTCAACTCAAAAAGCACCAATCTGGGCAGCAGTAGACAAACTCTCCGAGCGTTTAAATGTTTTAGAAATTAAATTAAATACTCTTGCTGTTCCAGTTGTTCCTACTCCTGTAGAATCTGTTTTTACCCCAACTCCACCGATTAACGATACTTTCCCTAAATATCCAATTCCACCTGACTTTATAACAGTGGTGGATGAAGTTCTTAACAAGGACTTCGGTATAGAGTGCGACCCGCTCCCTGACACGCCAGCTTTTAACTTTAAGATTGTAGTCCCAGAGAAATACAGCAACACACCAAAAGAAAAGAGGAATGGAGCAGATGTTCGTTCCAAGGTAATTACATATTCAGAGGGAGCAGTAGGTGTTCGTTTGTGGTGTGATAAGGTTTTAGACAACCTTGGAGCTGATATTAAATTTAGAATAACTGAAGATAGGCCTTTCGCTAATAGGCCAATATAACAATGCCCGAAGTAAAAACAAAATCAGGAAGAACATTACACTTCGCTTATACTGACAAAGGCAAGAAAGC